GCTCTCATGCTTGGCATGATTTCGAGATTCAGTACAGCTTCTTCAATATCCTTACGCACAGCAGACATATCATACTTGTGCTCTTTCAAGAGCCACATTTCCATGTAGTCAAAGTAACGCTGCACAGTTTCGTGCCAGTCTTCCCTGCGTCCTTCGTTCTCAAGCCAACGTGCATACCGGCTCTTGTGTATGAATGTCTGATAATCTGTAGGCAACATATTGTTCATTGTTTCTTCTCCACCTTAATTTTTTCTATTGTTATTCCGTCAACGTCAAAGAACAGGTCTTCAATGTCCTCTTTCACCTGCTCCTCCACGTTGTCATCCGCTGGCACTGGGTACATCTCATCTAGCTTTGCTAATAATCTAATGATCAGTTTCAATGTCTTCCCCTATATGTATGAAGATGGGTGTGCCTTCGCCCACGTACGCACCGACAACATTAAATTCCATGTGTTCGATAGCTTCTTCATCACTCATTCCCTGAAGTATCAGGATTGCCACACACTGTTCATAGTCATACGCAATAATGTCTGGCTGACCGCAACGTCTGGCTCTGCCTATAATTGCCTGGTCAAATCCCTCAGCCTTCAGCATTTTCTTTCTCTTCAATCAAACGATCTAAGTACCACCTAGCCTTTCTCAAATCTTCAAGGCCGTTCTTGTAAGGCCACCGCCACAGATACTTGAATGCATTCTGCCAGCAGTAGGCTTGGTGTGGTTCTACATCTGCACCCTCTACCATTGCTCTCATGGCGTTGATGCATTCTATGTTTGAGCTGTTGTAGTGAGGCGGCTGGTTCACCATGTCCACATTACCGTATGCTTCCTTGCCAGCCTGTTCAGCCTCATCCTCAAGTGTCTTCATTATGTTCATGTAGCTAGTCATCAGGCATTGCCTTTTGTCTTGCTGTTGAAATCAAACCGTATGACGTTGCCGTCAATCTCTATGTCAGTAGTCAACTGTTTCTTTTCACCATCTGCCTCTGGATAGCGTCTATCTACGATGTTCATCAGACGTGTTGCAACTTCGCGGTCAGTTTCCATAAGCTCTACAGACGCAGCCATCATGGCTACTACCTGTACCAGTATATCATGGCCTTCATCATCTAGGTCGTTCTCATCAGCAAATGCGATATTAACCTCAATCTCACCAGTCCATTCGCCCTTATCAAATGTAGGCGTTAGAAATACAGCGTACTCGTTTGGGTCATTAAGAAACACTTTTCTTTTCTCCCTTGAATTTGATGAACTTTGCACGGACTTCTCTCCCCTTCTCTCGTATCCATTCTTCAGGTACTTCTTTGTCTGCATACCTGAATCCATTCTTTGCACACCAGTCTGCGTAACTGCTCTTCGCACCTTTACGCAGCTTGCGTCTGCTATTCTCGAACACAAAGCGTATATCCAGTTCAGGATGCTGCTTCTTTATCTTGATGTGCTTGCGTCTGTCAGCGGCTGTAAACAGCCCTTTAATCTCACAGATAATCCCATTACATAGGATCACATCAGGAGTGTATGTTCTGTAGGCAAGGTCTTCCCATTCAATCTTCATAGATTCATATGAGAACTTAACCTTGTCCTTCTTTAGTTTTTCGCAGATGACTTTCTCAAGTCCGCTACGAAAGCCCAGCTTACGCGCTGCTCTGTATGCCTTGCCTGTAAACATCAATCGTCTAAGTACACTACCATCGGCTTGTTAGCCGCCTTGCTCACACGGGATGGTTCTTCCGAAACACGTCCATCCCAACAATCCTCACGGTAGGCACAGAACCCACAGGTAGTGCTCAGCACTTTGTTGCCTGTAGGTACTTTACGGAATGTCTCTTCAATCGGCTCGTAACAACGTCTGAACTCATTCACCTCAAGCTCAGCAGTCTTGTCCGCAATCTCTTGTACAACCTCTTGCTTGTTGTCCAAGTCGTAAGAGACAAACTTAAATTCCATATTGTTTTTGTTGATGACTATCCAGCCGCCTGGTTCAATGTTCTCAGCCTCAGCGTAACCACAGAGCTGGGCGATATACCCAAACGTATCTGCTTTGGCTAAGTCAGCAGCAGAGCTGAACTTGTTGGTGTATGACCAGTTGCTGGCTGTCTTCACGTCCCATACCTTGTTGTCTATGGTCAGGTCGTTAGTGCCATCAATCTGTGTGTCGCCGAACTTACCAGATACTTTCTTTGAATCTTCGTATTCAACACCAGCCTCAGTCATAACACCCTTGAACACTGCTTCGACTATGTCGCCAACAATCATGTTCAGAAGGAAGGTAGTATTGTGAGGCTTGGATGCATCCGGCTTGTTCTTGTCGTACCACATCTGGCAGTAAGGACGGCCCACGTTAGACATACGCCAACGAAAGTCTTGGCCCTTACGGCTTTCCTTAAACTGCTTTGAGAGGGCAGCAGATATGTCACCCACTACCCTCTCAATAGTTTCATCTGACATGGCTGCAGAACCCAACAACACATTCTGCAGCCACCGATGTATTTTCAGCTCATTAAGCTGCGTCATCGTCATCAATCTCTACGAAGACATCAGATGCTAGCTCATCGACAACATCCTGTTCTTCCTGAGTAGACATGGTAGCTTTGTTATTATCCCACTCACCAAAGACGTACGTATTGTAGTTCTCAATCCATTCTAAGAAGTTAGAGAATGTCTTGTGATCATCTTCCGTAATCTCAAGCTGTGTAGATAAATCCAACATAGGTACTGGGAGGAAAAAGGAAGCACCTGTTGGAAGCTCCTGCTCTTTCGTTTCAACACTAATGGTGTGCTGAAGCGGCAAGCGTTTCTGACGAGCCATCTGGCTGAACGGATCACCCATGTCCTTATAGGCAGTCTTGTTCTCGACTTCCCAGATGAAAGGTGAAGTCTCAACTTGAACCTCATTACCCTTAGCATCCAATGCACCATGCATTGTCACCTCGCCTAAGATTACACGGACACGCTTAATCTGCTTAATTGCGTCCTTCATCTCGTCTGACAAGGCATTGAAGTCCTGAATGTAACCTGCTGGTTTGCCACAGTTGAAGCCACCAGAAGTGTCCTTCAGGTCTACATTCAGATTGTCATGCATGGCTGTTTTGACATAGGTGTTCTTCGCACTGTCATACTTCTTATACATGAAGCGTTGTACGAAGGGGCGGATAGTGACCTTCTCTGCAAAGTACATTGCAGTGTCTGGCACTTCTAAACGGAAGAAGCCTGATGGAATAATCTCCACCGTGCGCTTACCTTCCTTTTCCTTCACACCCTGATTCCAGATGCGAAGTCGTGGCAAGGTCGATGACTTTGCCTTCTGCGGTGCTGCGCCGCCCACGCCCATGAGCTGTGCCATTGCACCGTAGTTGTCTGTGTTGATTGTTGTAAGTTGTGTCATTTGCACCTCTTTCTTTAGCGAAGTTTTATAGTTATACCACAGCTAGTGTATTAGTCAACAGTATTAATCCACGTCAACAGTAGTAAGCCAGTTAGGTCCAATCTTAGCCTCAAGTAACAGTGGCACGTTTACATCTACGCCCCATGTCATGAGAATATCAGACTGGATGTTATCCGATGTAGTCTTTAGACAAGCAAGCACATAGTCTTTCTCATCTGGGTGTACATCGATTACGATACTGTCATGCACCGTATTTACGATTAGACTTTTCAGGTTCTTCTTGTCCATCTCTGCTTGCATACGCAGTAGCACAAGCGGGACAATGTCTGCAGTAGCGAATGACTGCACGGGGTAGTTCTTTATCTGTGTAAAGTACGACACAGTGCCATTCATCTTGCGCTTTACATCAGGAAAGCTGAACTGCCGCCCTGATGGGGTTGTGATCATCTTGGTTGTAAGAGCTTCCGTAGCCAGCCTCTTATGCCACGAGGCAATACCCTTGTACTTCTCAGTGAAGTGTTCGTAATATGCAGCCTCAGCAGGAGTGCGCCCAAATCCCGTTGCGCCATAAAGCGGAGCGAACGTGTGCGCTTTGGCGGTCTGGCGATCAGTAGGCTGACCAGCATCAGAAATAATGCTAGCAGTATAGCTGTGTACATCAAATCCATTTATTACCTCATCGATTGCAGTTTCGTCTTGTGATAGATAGGCGGCTGCACGGAACTCAAGCTGAGCAAAGTCAGCTTCCATGATATGCCCACCTTCCCAGCGAGATACAAAGACCTTCTTAACTGGGAATGTGCCGCCCCTGGGCATATTCTGTAGGTTAGGTTCACGACTAGCCAGTCTTCCTGTAGCTGTCTGATGCTGTACCAGTCGTACGTGCAGCAGGTCATCTGGCTTGGTGAAGATGGATATGCCACCACAGAAGCTCGACAAGTAGCTATCCAGAGCAGATAGCCTACGTACCTTAGCCAAGAACTTCTCTGCTTTGTGCATACCCTTCTGCCTTGCCACACCCTCTAGGTGTTCAAGGTTTCCCTTAGAGCAGCCAAAGCCATTGGCACTTACCCACTTAGCTGAAGGTGCTTGGAACTTTAATCCGGCTACTTCCTTTGTACCGTCATAGTGTACGCCCTCGCCCTTACAGGACTGACAGATGCGTACAGCCTTGCCCATTGTACCATCCTTCTTGCGGACACGCTTACGCCCTGCCCCACTACAGTCCTTACACTGCCGCACCTTTGTCTTGAATAAGATAGTGCTGTTGGCATTTACCTTCTGTCTGAACTCACCCTTCTGCATATATGGATCAAAGTGATTAGCCCACATGGACTTGTCGTTTACCTTGCGGCTAAAGATTACCCACGACAACTGCTCAGGACTGTTGAGGTTGATAGGTGTGTCGCCCATCAGCTCACGTACATCCTCTTGTAGCTCACGCTCAAGCCGTTCCTTTTCTTCAGTGAACTCTTCAGTCACCTGGTCAAGTGCAACAAGGTCTATCTTGAATCCATTGCAGTATATACGGGTCAGTGCCTTACATACTTGATTAGACAGGGTCACAGTCGGCATAAGCATACTGTGTTCCGTTGAGTTTAACTTCTTGTACAGAACATCAGACAGCTCTTGTGTAGCCTCAAGGTCAGCAATCAGATACTCACACAGGTCATTGTATGGAATGTCTCGTGTGCTGTAGCCTTGTGCAAAGTATTCCTTCAGTGTGTCTTGCTTCTTGGTGGTCAGGTTGTACCGTTCAGCACAAGCCTCAAGAGACAGTGGTTCTTTCTGTCCGCGCTGCAGTACATACTCAGCCAGCATCGTATCGAATACAGCACCATCATACTTGAAGCCTGACTCCCACAGCCACATAAGGTCGTGCGCGGCGTTGTGCATGATGAGCACAGTCGCATGATCCAGAAAGCCCTGCACTATCTCAAAGCCTCTGGGTGTGCCACCCTCGCTGTGGTCAAATGGTATAGTCTGGCATACGCCCGTATCGGTCAGTACACCAACCATAGTAAGTGAATTGGTAGGCTCGAACGGATCGAGATGCAGTTTACCGTCACGGTGTGTGACAGTGTTCTCAACGTCTAAGGTTAGTTTCATCTACATATATCTCCAATGCTTCCCTGATCAGATGTGCAACACTGACCATCTTCCCCGATTGTTTAGACAGGTCGAATGCTTCCTGCTGTAGTAGGTCGTACACCCTCTGTGGTATGAGCAGGTTGTACATACGAGCGTCTTCTTTGATTACGTGTGGTCTTGGCATAATGTCCTCTTAGTCAACAGTAAGTTTTCACTATACACTGAACGTAGCTGTCACTGGGTCAAGGTAGGTATGTACCATACCATGTTTACCCGTCAGCTTGTTCTTTACAATTACCCAATGCCGCTCAGTATCATCCTGATCCTGACCCTCAATCATCGGGTTCTTAGTTAAGCAGAACATGATGTCTGCCTCAGCAGCCTTGCCTGTCTTACTGCCTTCAAGCATAGACTGATTGACCATAGTACGCCCCTCTGCCTCTGCACTCATCTGAGACATGGCGAAGATACAGCAGCCATACTGCTTGCCTATTACACGGAAGCGTATGTACGTAGCCTTCAGAGCCTCATGAGCGGCGGTGTATGACCCACCTGGTAGGAACTTATCTGCCATGTCACAGACAACAATGTCCGGCTTTATCTGTTTGATTACAGCTTCCATGCGGTCTACATCCCACGTGGTTGCATCTGTAATCATAAAGTTACTGCGCCACGTAGAGCCTTGTCCAAGACGTAGGTCAACGAAGGGCAGATTACGTTTGTCCTTAATCTCTGGGATAGACAGAGATGTTGCGGCAGACATATGGCGTGATGTGATACGTGGTGTAGCTTCTTCGTTAGCCAACACAAGAACACGTGCACCCTGATCAATGAATCCTTCTGGACCACTAATGAGATAGGCCAGTGAACTTGTCTTACCTGTGTTGGGTCTGGCTGCACCCACGATTAACTGACCGTCATTCACCCCAGGCCATAGCTCAGCTACGGTAGGAATGTTGACCTTCCAGCGGAATGTCAGGTTAACCTGCGTAAGCACATAGTCAATGTCTGTGTTGTCCAACTCAATGCCAGTGGTCGGCAGAAAGTCGTCCTCATATCGGGTCAACATATCGCGCAAGTTAGTAAGGCTCTTCACCTTACCATTACTCATATCGAATGCATGGTTGACCAGCTCGTCAGCTACGGACTGTCTCCATAAGTCACGTAACACATTACCTGCAAGGTCATCCCCCAGCCTGTCTTCTGACCGCATATCATCAAACATCTGTTTGTATGTCTGACGCTGTGCTGTTGTCAGCGTTGGGTTACTTACATAGAAGACTGCTTCCAGCTCACTCACAGAAAGGTCACGTCCATACTCAAGGTGAGCCTTATCCAGTACAGACTTAATTTTATTAGCTTCGTCAGAGAATATCTCTGCCTTCACTATACCCTTGTGGTTCTCATAGAACTCTTGGCTAAGCAGCGATTGCATCAGTGCAAGTTCCATACTGTCTCCTTTGTCATGTGTAGTTATTCACTAATTTAATAACAAATGAGACGCAGCCCGTCAAGACTGCGCCTCACCTGTGGTTGGATTATTTAGTTAGCTAGATCGTTTCTCTGATCTTATGCCCCTTCTCTCTTTCACGGTGAGTTCCACCTCACCATATGACTTCTCCAAATATTCTAAGTCAGACTGTAGTTTCTCAATCTTATCCTTAGCGTCCATAATGTCGTTGGCTTCAAAATCAACAACGATTGTAGCTCTGAGTTTCATACTTTGAATACCTCAAGTTCGCACCCATTGTCATCTGACCTAATGCACCAAACATTAACTCTAGTCTGTTTGTAGGTGGATTAGGTGATGTATCGGGTGACTTCATTCTCCTTTTGACCAGTGCGTTTTGCATAAATTTAGCTTTCAATGCAAGGTCACTTAAACCATATTTTATGGTTGCAAAGATTTGTAAGACAGGTGGGTCAGTTTTACGGCGCATATAGCCACCATTCTGGCCGCTTCCTGTATCTGGATTATTTTCTTTATCAGTCATGCATATTCTCCTTCTAGTTGCATTAGTGATTCTATATCCGAATCACGCCGATACTTTATGTCATCTGATAGACACAAAGCAGACGCACTCATTCCTGCAGTGCGTATCTGTCTAGCAATCTTGAGTGTCTTGTCACGTGCATCTGGGTCTAGTGCAACTACTACGCTGTCAAACTTGCGTAGGTATTCTTTGTGCTCAGACAGAAGCGATGTGCCAAGCAAGGCTATGCCAGACAAATTCCTGTTGATGGTTGGTATTACAGATGCAGAGATTGCATCCTCTACTACGACAGCTACGCTGCCCCTGCCCGATATGAACGGTACAGGACTAGAGCCATAGCGTTTCCACTTCAGTGATGAATCACGAAGTGTCCTGCCTACAGCATCTACAAGTTTGTTATTTAGATATATGGGGAATACAGCTCTGTCGTCTTTCACATCGTACATGAGCTTGTTAGCATCAATCTTCCAACGGTCAGCAAATGTGCCTACACGATTGGTGTGATTGGTAATGAACGAGGGCATGATGAAGTCGTTGTAAGCATCCCGTACAAGTGATCTGTCACGCATGACACGCATGACCTGGTCAACACTCATCCGTGCCTTCTGTGTGCCTGATACAGTGCAGCTAGCTTTGTAACAGTTGTACACAACATTGCCCTCAATGTTTGTGGCGGTGAATGTATTCTTGCCCTTACACACTGGACAGTTAATACGTTTACTCTCACCTACAGTTAAATGTAATTCATTTATAAACTGTTTCAAAACCACTCTCCTTGTCAACACTTATTATGTTGTTACTTACGTAAGTATACAGTTAGCTAACCACCCTCTGTCAATACACAATAAACTGTGTCAACAGTAGTAATTCACTCACCATGTATTTGAGGATATACGTAAGTCATTGTATTTATTAGGGTGTGTGTCAACTGTGCCAGCCCAGAGGTGATTAAAAGTCACTTGCTCTACCAACTGAGCTAACCGCCCATAAGATAACTAAATCAAATGGTTACGCCACGTTCTTAAAGTTCGTGACATAAAAAGTCAAGTTGACACACACTACTATTTCACTATTGACTTAGTCAACAGTATTTCTGCGCTTCTCAAACGCAGATTTAGCAGCGGCTTTACCCGTCTTTAGGTAGGGTTTTAACGAGTTAGGGTTCATATGTCCAGACCAAGCCATAATTTCTGCTTGTGTCGCCCCGTTATCCGCCAATTCTGAGATAACAGTACGCCGTATGTCGCGCATCTGTAGCTCTTTAGGTAAGCCAGAAGCCTCTCTGATTCGCTGAAATGTCTTTGACAACAGCTCCAGCTTGTACGGTTCAATCGTCTTTGGGTGTGGTGCAACATACTTCTGATGACCAAAGTCCTGCATCTGCTGATCCAACACATCAATGACATTGTCCGCAAGCGGTATGCATACATCCGCCCCACGCTTTGACTGCTCTTCCAAGACGAACTCATTCGTATCAAAACGAATGTTATCCCATGTCAGCAGCCGCAGGTCGGTAGCCCTCTGGCTAGTCTCATATGCAAGCATGACCATAATCCCAACTGAACGCCACTCCCAACGAGAGAAAGCTGTATCCAGCAGGGTTTTGATTTGGTCGTTTGTCCACTTCATCTTCCGGCGTTTAGGTGTGAGCGGTTCTACGAACTTCCACGGATTGCGGTGTACAACTTCCCACTTGTTGCCGACTGACCACATACGCTTAGCCACAGACAGGACATGATTAGCCATCTGTATACCATCACCACCTTTGGTGCGGTTCTGTTTGATGACTGCTTCGTATATGCGTTGTGCCATCCCGTTGGTTACATCCTTGAAATTGATGTCACCGAACTTGCTACGGTCCAGTTCTGTATCACACAACTTCTGGATGAAGTATGTGTACTGCTGTTGCGTGATGGGTCTAAGCACTTCAAAGAAGGTGCTCTCACAATACATATCAGCAAGCCCACGGACAGAAGGGTCATGCCTCTTGCTGTCCTGGTGCATAGACTGCTTGTGCCTATACTCATCTATGGCGTTGTTGTATTCATCGGCTAGCTGAAAAGCGTGAAGCCTGTCGCCCTGCAACACCCCTCGCCTGACCACACCAGCGTCCACAAACTCTTGTGGCGGATTGTACCTATAGTACGGTGTGCCATCGGCATAGGTAGATGCTTGCACGTATCTAGGCATATCACTTTCCAGATGCACGGCTGGCTCAGCCGCCTCACCTATGAAGGTATTTACCTTAACCATTTTCTCCTTCTCCAAACTCTAAGATCATTTGACTGTCAAGTTGATCTTCTGTGATTACGTCAACACTGTCAAGGTCATCAACACGCTCATCCCCTAGTGCGTCCAGTGCCTGATTGAATGCAGAACGTATGCTGTCTGCTTGCACAGTCATAGACATTTTTGGCAGATTATTGTGCCTGAATGTGAATCTAACCTCTTTCATATTTACCTTCCTTTGTTCTTCCTTTGTTCTAGTGGGCCACAGTTGTAGCACGTATGTAAGAAGATAACAAGTCATACGCACTACAACACTGTGACATAGTTAATCACATAACTAAGCGGCTAGCAAGCTATTGAACTCAGGTGTGCTTACCCACTTGGATACTTCCTGCTCCCGCTTCCACATAGACTCAGACGCTGTGTCGTTGCCGGTATTGCGAAGTGAAAAACCATTCCGCTCATCAGCATAGCTAGCGTAGTTAGTGAAGGCAGAGTACAGGCTGAACACATTGTGTCCACGTGTCTTGGCTTCATCATAGTACAGCTCTGTCATCTTCTTAGCCTTGCGGTCAGACTTGATGATGCTTTCAAGCATAGTCTGTACAGTGCTGGTGGTAGCCCAGCCCCGCAGCGGTGTGTCTGCCCACTTCTGCATACGCTGAGCCTCTACGTAGAAGTCAGAGCGAAGTTCAGCCAGCTCACGGATGAAGTCATTCATGCGGAAGTTGGATGTATTCTTGCGGCGTACCTTGTCGTACTCACCGTTGATCATCCCGTTTGTACAGAAGAAATCAATCTTGCCAAAGAACACCTGATTAGATGCAGACCCGTCAATGCCATGCAGTGCAATGATGCGCGGTGAGATGGTAGTCTCGTGCTTGTCAGTGCGAATCTTTGCAGTCACATTGGTCAGCTTCAGGTCCATCAATGCCCAAGCATTGTCACGGGCAGTGCGCCAGCTCACGTCAACGTCCTGCAAGTCTGCCGATGGCAGGTTCTCTGTCATGACATTCTGCACACCATAGAAGAAGTCCTTGTGGTCTGCACAGTTGAAGCCTTTACCAACAATGCCGATGTACTCACCAGTCTGTCCGTTGATAACATACTTGCGTTCTTCCCACAGGGTTGGCTCGAACACTGTGTTGAATGAAAGGTTTTCGGGTACTTCTGCGATGAAGTTCTCGTTGATTGTCATATCTAGCGGCATTGTAAGTCTCCTTGTCCACTATGGTTTTTCACGATAGGTAGTGCACACTTGGCACATAGGTTGTCGCTGTCATTCAGACGAATGTCAGCAGGTTTAACGCCACACTTCATACAGGCTTGTCTGTATTGCTTCATGTGACTGCAATAGATTTTATCTGTCGGCTGGTAGCCGTTCTGTTTCGACATAGCTTTCACCATCATTTGCACGTG